TTGACGCTTACAAAGGGTACTACAACCATCTGGGCTAGTCCGACATATAACCTAGAATATTGGCTGCAAGGGAACAAACGAATATATCGCGCCGGTCAAACCGAACGAACTGAAACCATTGTACTCCTTGCACAAGATACAATTGAGTCTCGTGTTTTTGCTCGCATGACAGACAAAAACAAACGACAAACAAGCCTTCTTGATCTTCTTCAAGAAGAATTCAATAAATTGAATAGCACGAATGTACAGCAATAAATTCATCACCCTGTGTAGTAGCCAGGAACAGCATCCGCATGCGCAGTCGTTTTACAACGGTACGCAGGTTTTAGCAGATGTACAACGAGAAGAATTTGGATTAGACTCGGCAATACATGAGCACATTGACAATACCACAGATCAACAAGAACAATGTCGTTACCATAGACTTTGAAACGTACTATGGCGATAACTATAGCCTGACATCAAAAGGCATAAACACATCTGAGTACATACGAGACCCGCGCTTCAAAGTGCATATTATGGGCATAAAAGTAGGGGATAACCCTACAGTAGTGTACAAAGAGCATGAAATACAAGAAGTATTGAACTCCATAGATTGGAGTAAGCATGCTCTTCTATGCCAAAACACTGCATTTGACGGATTCATTTTGAGCGAGCACTACGGCATAGTACCGGCGGTGTACCTTGACACATTATCTATGGGTCGGGCTCTACACGGACCGAACATGCGAAACAACTTGGACACTATGGCGAAGCACTACGGCTTTGCTGGTAAGGTGCGAGAAAAAGCTCTGTCCAATACAAAGAACATAAGAGACTTATCAGAAAAACCAGAGCTGCTTAAGTCCTTGTCCGAGTACTGCGCTGACGACGTTAACGATACGCACGGTATCTTCTGGAAAATGTATGACGGCTTGACCGACAAAGAACTACAGCTTATCGACATAACGATACGTGCCTTCTGTGACCCAGTACTCGAAGTAGATTTGCCTCGCGTCCAAGCCGAGCTGGACAAAGAAATAGCGAGCAAAGTATCCGCTCTCATACAGTCTGGTATGACAGCCGACCTGCTGCTTTCCGCAGAAAAATTTGCTAACGAACTACGCAAACTAGGTGTTGAGCCGCCAACGAAAATCAGCAAAGTAACAGGAAAAGAAGCCTATGCTTTTGCATCGACAGATCGCGGATTTATAGCGCTTCGTAAGCACGACAATGAAAAAGTTCGCGAGCTAGTAGAAGCCCGCTTGCTAGTCAAGTCAACCATCGGCGAAACCCGCGCCAACAGATTCCTAAAGGCAGGTGAGAACGGCGCAAAACTGCCAGTACTGCTAAACTACTGCGGCGCACATACGTTCCGTTGGTCCGGCGGTAACAAGATGAATCTTCAGAACCTTGTGCGCGGTGGTGAACTCAGACGCTCTATCCTAGCACCTAAGGATCACGTAATTGTCGTAGCGGACTCAGCTCAGATCGAGGCACGCCTCAACGCGTGGCTGTCAGACGAGAACAAGCTTCTCGACACCTTCCGACTATACGACGCAGGGAAAGGTCCAGATGCGTACCGCATAATGGCTTCCGTAATATACGGCGTGCCAGTAGACCTAATTTCTGACGAGCAGCGATTCGTTGGTAAAGTTTGCCTTGCCGAAGGAACTATGGTACTATCCAACCGTGGTTGGGTTCCAATAGAAACCATCACACTAGAAGATAAACTCTGGGATGGAGAAAATTGGGTATGCCACAGCGGATTAGCTATGAACGGTTTGAAAGAAACGTTGAGCGTTTCCGGAGTCAATGCGACGAAGGATCACTTAATATTGTGCGGAACCGAGTGGAAGGAAGCGCAATATCTGGCGCAAGACGAAAACATTCTCTCCCAAGCATTGGTCACCGGAGCGGAAAGTTGGAGGTCACTGGGTACGTTGTGGGCACTCGCGGAGGAGTCGCTGGGCTCGTTGTCAAGTGCGACTGCACAGACCGCGAATACCAAATTGCACGCAACAACTTCCGAAGCTTCGCAAGTACTAGATGTAGCAAATGCGCTGCTATGGCAGCCGGAGGCAAGCGATATTGGAAGTACTCAGATGCAATGCACGATGATGCACACCGACGCCGATTACTCAATAGACTTAGCTCAGCGATTGGGCGATGCCACAAAAGCAGCAATCAAAACTACATACACTATGGACAGCGCGGTATCTCAGTCCACCGGGCTTGGCAAGAAGACAGGGCTGAGTTCCTCCGGTATGTTCAAACAATCGACGGATGGGACAATCCAAAGCTCGATATGGACCGAACAAATGTCGACGGTAACTACGAACCGGGTAACATACGATTTGTGGAACGGGCTACCAATGCTCGTAACAAAAGACGAATCGCAGACCTCGAAGAAGAAATACGTCGTTTACGACATCTTGTCGGTGGGTCCAAACAACCGCTTCCTAGCGCTGACAACTAGAGGGCCAATCGTAGTTCATAACTGTGTGCTCGCCCTTGGTTACCAAATGGGTGAGAACCGACTAAAAGAAACTCTCGAACTAGGTGCTATGGGCCCCCCGGTGATCCTACCGCCGTCCGAGTACATACGAGCTAAAAACGCATATCGTTTTGCTAATCAAAACATCGTACGTATGTGGGGAACAGCGCAACGCATACTGCACAAGATGATCGTGACGCAGGGCGACAAAATAGCCTACACGCATAAGTGCCTTACGTTTGGCAAAGACTGGGTACGCCTACCTAACGGTATGTTTTTGCGTTACCCAGGGCTTCGCGCCAACATTCTTGGTGACGTAACGTACGATACGTTAGATGGTAACGCGTACATTTATGGCGGCTTGTTCGTAGAAAACTTAGTGCAAGCTCTTGCACGCGTGATAATTGCAGACCAGATGTACCAGCTACAACAGCTGGGGTACCGTATCGTAACGATGACGCACGATGAAATCATTATTGTTTGCCATAAAGACGATGCCGATAAGTGCAAAGCCGACATGGAAAAAGTAATGTCAACTCCACCAGATTGGGCCCCAACTCTACCACTCTCCGTTAAGTGCGAATATGACACATGCTACTCAAAATAAAACCAGACGAATCAAAGTAGCAGCATTGAAGTACAAGCTGTGGGTTAAGGATAAAAGAGTGCATTTAGAAATGACCCACTCAATATACGATCCGTATATATGCGAGCCCATAAACGATCCAAAAAAAACAGTACTTGATGTCTACCCTAGCGGGTATACGGACATCTCCGACGATACAGGCGATATCCTCATAGGCTCCCCAGGTCAAGACGATGATGAAGACCTTGAAGACTCATTCTCATACGAAACCGCTTTTCGGGCGAAGGAAGCTGAAAAACGCTTACGTCAAGCGTTGCAAAATCTACAGCGGCACCCGCGATCAGAATGGTTAATTCGGAGCAAAACGTGCGAAAAATAAAAGTTAAAGTGCTGACATACCGCCTACAAGTAAATGGAAACATTGTTTCTTTCTATATAGCGGAGCAGCATCTCCCAGTAATTCGGAATCACTTCTGGAACAAACGGCGGCAAATGAATATTCGCACAATCAACCATCCAGCACTTACGAACACGTGCGTGTTTCTGCGCGGAGAATCTAAACAAAGAGACCACGAAACGTCGCACATCAGACTACAAGACGAAGCCACTGCCCTCTCATACGCAAGAAGAGTAAGGCACGCGCTTAATGGGATTCAACTGGCGTATAGCAATGTATAAGCAAAGAAAAATACGTGTAGAGGTTTTGCGTTACACGCTCTACGTAAAAAATGGTTCCGTGTATTTCAGAATACTGAAGCAAAATTTACCAAGGCACTCAACCTTTAGAGAATATGACGGCAAAGGACTTGCCGTAGGCAGCAACATTAGACCAGAACTAGCGCACGATAAAGTATGGCTTCGCGGATTTGAAAAACACAGAGACGACATAGAAAGGGTTTATAGTTTTTATTCAGACCGTGCGGCTGAAAGATATGCAATGAATGTAAAATATTCACTAGACAACATGCATTTATAGCACTACCTTGAACATAAACAACGCACTAAGCATCCTTGAACTACCAGAGTCTCCAAATGACGAACAAATACAACAAGCATACAGACGACTCGCAATGCGACATCACCCGGACCGAGGCGGCAGCGCAAGTAAATTCGCCGAACTACAACGAGCTCGTAGAACGCTTCTTAAGCGTGTCTGCCCGTTATGTTCTGGGTCGGGCCGCGTAATAACCTACAGAGGAGCTTTCAGAGATGAAAAAGACTGCCCAGAGTGTTGGAAAACGAAACATTAAAGTCGTAGCTTTTCGTGGCGTTGTTCGTCGTAACGGTAAAACAATAACAATAGAAGTAAAAGAGCAGCTTTACCTGAGCGGCGCCGACGGTTATGTGCCAACAAGCAAAAACATCCCACACACAGGTAGGGTCGCAATCGAAGCGTTCCCCGAGATAAACGGAGATCAGATATATCTATGCGGCTATGCCTGTAGTAGTTCGGGCGTTATAAGCGACCCTAAACTTGCACACTACGCTACCAAAAAAAGCCCTACAGAAGAGATGGCCAAAAACCGCTACGAGCGCATCTGCGAGCTTATGCGTCACGGCGGTAGACTAGTAGCTAGCATAGTAGAATATGGATTCTATGGACACAGTAAACAATTCTCCCGAACTCCCCGCTATAGGGGAAGTAATTGACGAACTACACGGCATTCGCGAAAAAAAGCGCGAGCTTGAAGCAGAAGTCAAACTAGTAGAAAAGCAGCTCGCTGAAAAAGAACGCGAGTTGATGGAACTTATGGATGGCCAGCAGACTCGAATAGCTGAGGGCAAAACAGCAAGCGTTAGAATAGACGATGCTGTTTACCCTACAGCTGAAAACTGGGACGATATTCACAAGTACATACACGACAACAAATACTATCATTTGCTTGAACGAAGAATTTCCGTTACAGCATTCAGAGAGTTAATGGACCGAGGCGAGCCTGTACCTGGCGTTATCCCATTCAAAAAACGAAAAGTATCTCTCAAATCTCTTTAAAAAACTTAATGGAGCCTCTATGGCAGAACGTGGAAACAACCAACTACCGATTAACTACTCGGATCAACTTAACAAGGAAGCGGCGGACATTGCGAGTCGCATTTCCAAAGGCCCTCGTAACAAAATTACCTCCGTGGGTGGAGCTTCATTCGTTTTACCCGATGGATCATCGGGCGCTAAACTCGAACTTGTGGTTATCGACTTCGTCACAGACAACCAATACTTCGATCGGCCTTATGACCGGAAGAATCCGTCTCCGCCAGCCTGCTTCGCTATTGGAGTTAATCCACGAGACATGGTACCAAGTGAAAACAGTCCGAGCAAACAAGCTTCACACTGCACTAACTGCGCTCAGAATCAGTGGAAGTCTGGTGCGGGCGATGGCAAAGCGTGCAAAAATGGGCGTCGCTTGGCGGTTACACCGATTAATGCGCTAGACGACGGCACGCGCCCAGTCTGGCTCATGGATATTCCGCCAGCTAGCATCAAGTTCTTTGATGCTTTCGTGCAGAAAGTATCGTCGGCACATAAGGTCCCGCCAGTCGGTGTGCTGGCTGAGCTGTATCACGAGGCCGGCTCGGCTTACAACGCGCCGCGATTCGCTCCGATTCGTCTTCTGACGAACGACGAACTAGGCGAAATTATGCCGCTACGAGAAGAAGCGATGACCCTTCTTATGGAGGAGCCGGACGTATCAAAGTACGTCCCGCTTGGTAAATAATGGGTCGAAACGCTAGCGTAATCATCGGCAAGGAAGACGCTGCGAAACTACGAAGCCAAGAGAAACAGGAGCTGGGTCTGCTTAAAGACCAAGCTGCTCGAATCAAAGCTGATATTGACGCACTTGTCGAGAAGCAAAAAGTGTACGCTAAGAATCTCAAAGAGGTCGAAAAGCGTATTAAACAACTCAGTAAGTAAGAAAGGAACCCGCTTCGGCGGGTTTAACGTTTATGCCGTACACAGACGAAGAAATCAAGAAATGCGTAGCTGACGCTTTTGCCGAAGCTATGAATAACCGAATCGATTCAGCCATCGAAGCAGCGAAAAAAACGCTGCAGGAAGACGTAGTCATCTCAAAGGACGAATTCATCTCTCTGGTAGAAGGCCTTAAAGTACAAGCCTCTAGCGTTAAGATCATTGACAAATGAAAATTCCGCAACTGGTTGGCATCACTGGGCTACCGCGTTCTGGTAAAGATAGCGTAGCCCAGTTCTTAATCGCTGAGCATGGTGGATACCGCTACGCTTTCGCAGACCCAATAGTCAATATGTTGAACGCTGGGTTCCAACAGGACTTCAACAGTGACTACTGGGTGCAGCGGAAAGAAGATCAAATCCCAATCATTGGAAAATCCCCCCGCGAACTTCGGCAGCTGTTGGGGACCGAATGGGGTCGTAAGCTAATAAGCATCGACTTGTGGGTCAGTCTGGCACTCGGTGAGTTCATCAAAAACGGCCCAGGTATGGTTATACCTGACGTGCGTTTTCCGAACGAAGCTAAGTTCGTACGCGAACGTGGGGTGCTCATCCACGTAGACGGCCCGCGAGGCGTCGCTAGCAATGACCACGAAAGCAATGAACCTCTAGCTAAGTTAACTAGCGATCTGCTCATCGTCAACGACGGCAGCCTCGCGGATTTGCAGTACAAAGTAACTGGACTGTTTGAGTAACTATGGCATCAAAACCAGAAACTAGTTTCATTGCTAGCATACACCGTCGGTTCGACTCCGACGCTCCGTATCACGTCAAGATGAACAACCCGTTTGCTTCTGGTATTCCGGATGTGTTCTACTCCGGTGCAAATGGGGACCTTTGGGTCGAATACAAATTTCTTCCTCGGTTGCCATCGAGATCAACAACATCAGTGGTGCCGGACTTATCACCGGACCAAAAACGTTGGCTTGGCAATCGCCTAGACGAAGGCCGTAATGTGGCGGTCGTTATGGGTGTCGGCGCAAAACATGCAGCCGTGTATCGCAATCGAGAGTGGCTACAACCACTTACTAAAGAACAACTAGAAGCGCGCCTTGTGCTCCGACAAGACGTAGCCAAATGGATCATAGAAACAGTCGGAGAAAACAGATGTCAGTCCTTAGAGTAATTTACACGACATCCAACGCCCTCACAGCCACATATAAAATAATGATCGTAACGCTAGCGATGTACTACTTAGTGAAAGAGACAAAGATAAGAATACAAGATGAGAAAAATAAGGATTAGATTTGCAGACAACTACATTTTGTATACGCTTGGCGGCGGGAACAGACTCTATGCAGCCGACTGTGCAGTCAGCAAAAACAACTAGGAATAACCATGAAACCACGAAGAATCATAATCGCTGAAGAAGGACGAAAAGACATCGTCATCACAGCCGATGATCACGATGTGACTATCGACACTGGTGACGGCGACCCGTCAACCCTAACAATCGACGTCGGCGGAGAAGCCCAGACAGCCGATGTGTTCTTCGCTATTGCGGAACACGCAGCGTTTATCTCGAAAGGGAAGGCGGCGTCGTACTTCGGTAGGGTGTTTGATAAGATCGCCGGTGAGTTCGGTAATCAACTGCCAGCAGAAGTACTAATGGGGCTCATCGAAATCGGCACCGAAGAGCTCAAGAAGAGCCTCGCGGAATGCGATGACGAGAGCCCAGCGAAAGTAACTACATTGCTTATGTTCTTGCTGGCTATGGATCACAAACTAGGTGGAAAATCGTCGGCAGCCATCGAACGTATGGCCTGCGAGATGCGCAACGGCTTTAAGCTAGCCGACGTAGTACCGCAGCTTCGTGATAAACTTTAAATAAACGCCGTTTTAGCTCAGTTGGTAGAGCACTCCCCTTGTAAGGGAGTGGTCGAGGGTTCGAGTCCTTCAAACGGCACCAGTTTAGGGGCAGCGGGGTAGCATAAAGCGTGCACCGCCTGTGACGTGCGTAGATGTCGGCGTAGCGCCCGACTCCCGCTGCCCCTAATCTCACTCCGTCTTTAGCGCAGCCTGTTAGCGCATCCGCTTTGGGAGTGGAGGGTCGTAGGTTAGAATCCTACAAGACGGACCAACGGAAGGTCAAATCGATTGGCGACGAAAACTGTCTTGAAAACAGCAGAGCCTGAAAAGGCCTTTAGAGTTCAACTCTCTAACCTTCCGCCAATTACAGGGCTACTGGTGAAATTGGTAAACACACGTGCCTTAGGAGCATGACGCTGTAGGTTCGAGTCCTACGTAGCCCACCACTAGTTACTGCGGAGTGCTGGAAATTGGCATCCTACCGGCCTCATAAGCCGGTGTTCTGGGTTCGAGTCCCAGCTCCGCTACCACGCCCCCGTGGTGAAATCGGTAAACACAACGGACTTAAAATCCGCCGGCTGCACGTTCGAGTCGTGTCGGGGGCACCAAAGAAAACGAACGTTCTTTACGATACTATAAGCGACGGCTAACGTCTAGAACTCCATCGAGCATGTTGGGGTGAGTAGGTGGTTAAAAGACATTGACGTAGTTCCGAGGCACGCGGAGATCGTACAAAGTCTGGTTCTGGGTTATTAGTATCGTAAAGAACGCTTGTGGCATACCTAGCTACCATGGACGTAGCTAGGCACCGTGTGGTACCCACGTTTGTAGTGTGACATCTGTAGCAAGTGGTTATGTGCATATAACGCACTAGGACTACGGAAGTCGTTTGTCACGGCGTTCGCCCATTAATTAAACTACTGGAAAACATATGGAACCGAGTAAAGTACTATACAAAGCAGCTCAAATCGTCGAGAACAAGGGTTGGGCTCGCGGCGCAGCATATACGCACGGTCGCGTAGATATGGGCGGAGCCATCGGTTTCGCTGCTTACGGTGACCCGACTGCGCCACCGAACCGCGAAGTAACACGCGCCCTGAACCGTGTACTTGGCGGCGAACCCCTGCACAAGTTTAACGACAACCATTGCAAAACGCACCGTGACGCCGTCGGCCTGCTACAACTGGCTGCCGACATTTCGAAGGCGAATGGGAAATAACCAACATAGGTGTATAGCTCAGCGGCAGAGCGGAGTCCCTTATAAGGCTTGAGTCGGTGGTTCGAGTCCACCTGCACCTACCACATTATGTACGCGTCTTTAGCTCAATTGGATTAGAGCAGCGGTGTTCTAGGCCGTTGGTTTGGAGTTCGAGTCCTCAAAGACGCGCCAAGGAACATATGTCACGCACTTGGAAAGACAGACCGAGGAAAATCAGGTTTCCAAATATCCGACGCTACGGCGCAAGTGCTGCTGGCTACCCCAAGCTACCGAAACACAAAAACACCGAGTGGCATTGGCTTAGTGCTACGCCATCTTGGTGGACACGTTTAATGATGAATCGTCCAATGCGCCGTCGCGGCCGCTGGTGGGAAGCTACGGTAACTCGTGAAGTAGACCTACGCGACTCGGACCCCCCGAACGTAAGCAGAAAACCACATGAGTACTACTGGTAAAAGAGGAATCAAGGTTGGTTTCAAGGTACGACACGGGAACATCGTAATCGCTAGGCTCAACGCTATGGGCTTCTATGTAAACTACTACATGGAGACCGAACGCGGTAAAGTAACTACATTTATAGTGGATAAGATATATGTCAAAAGAGAAAATCGTTAATAACTGCTGCGCCACTGCATTCGAGTCGTTGATGTTCACGACTGGAGCAACGGCAGAATCTCTCTTACAGGGAGATAACTTAGAAACCGGTATCGCTCGGGCAATTACAAACCTTGCGCACCTGGCAGAAAGCGCTGGGCTACAAATTACTGAAGTCATTCGAGAGGCAGCGTTGGCATATGACGCAGAACGAATCAAGGAGGTCGACGGAGTATCGACGCGCGCAGATGAGGAGAGTAAAAGCGAAGCGCCGCCGCCAGCGGGCTGAGTGGGGCGGCGTCTTAGACGATAGAAACATAGGTATGCTGGCACATACCGGTAAGCTATGTAGCTGCTGGATGTGTCGTAACCGCCGAAAAAACGAGGGGCATACTAGGCAGGAGAGGAAGTTCATGCTTAGGGAGAAAGAATATGGAAACGAAAGACTTTGGTGATGGTCCATGGTCCGTTGAGCCGGATCACTTACAGTGGGTGCACAACGGACTGCGTTGCGTCATTCGTCGGAACCACTCCGGCGCCCTGTGTGGGTACGTCGGCGTAGACAAGCAGAACAGATTCTACGAAACTGACTACAATGACGTAGATTTTGATGTCCATGGCGGCGTGACGTTTAGCGATTTCAACCCTAAAATGAGCACCGAGGAAAGTGACGGCGACTTGTTTTGGTTTGGCTTCGACTGCGCGCACGCGGGTGACGTTGTCCCTAGCCTTAAACACCACTTTGACGTCGACGTGTATAGGGACATCGACTACGTAAAACAACAGACTGAAAGGCTGGCCGATCAATTGGGTTCTTCGCTACACTAGAAAAAGGAGATAAAAATGAGTGACTCGTCGCCCGTATGGCAAGACGTGCCGACCGTACCCGGATGGTACGTAGTACGTGATTCACAAGACGCGCGTGATTTTGACTCGGATATGTTTACGTGCGGTGTAACGGAAATCGACGCTACTGAGCTTCCGTTTACCCCGATGGATGGCGAACGGTTTTATGGACCAATTCCACGGGACTAAATAGTAAAAAGGGAGCCTAGGCTCCCTTTTTTATTTCCTTTCCTATTAACTTAGGAGGGCCCTCCTATATTCAGGGCTTATCCTGGACCGGGCGAATTTTTCGGTATAGCTCCACAACCTTGTCGACAAGCTTGAACTTGCTTTCAACGTAAGCACCTACACCGACGCTGACAGCAAACACGAGAACGTAAGACATATAGTTTCCTTTATTTAGATCAACTCACACTGGCCGGACGTGCAAGCGAATTCTCGCATGCCCTGCCCGGTGTCTTCCTTTTCAAACTCACGCAGACCGTTCCAGTCGCTGATCGTTGGCATCTTTGACAAAGCGTCATTATACTCCTGCTCGGTACACTCAGTGTACGGAGCCTGACGGTAGGAGTGGTCGCTGTGTGGCAAAAAGCTAACACCGCAGACATCATCGAAGTGGTCGTATACCCAAGCGCCTACGCGAATCCATTCGTCTTCGCGGACGTACACAGTGATCGACACCATATGCTCAGACCAGTTGTTTTTGAACTGAACGTAGTGCTCTAACTGTTCGATGGCCGTCATGTCATTGCGCATAACAGCGTGGCTTGGCGCCTTAACCGGGAAACTAAACACATCAGTGCTCTCCGGCTTCATGACGTCGTCCTCAACTGGAAAGCCAGCAGCGCGCATATACTGCGCCAGCGGGTCTTTCTTGTCGCCACGTACCGTACGGATGTAATACGGAGAGTAGCGTGGGTGAATACCAGAGGCGGAGTCGACAAGCTGCGACACAGTGCCGGACGGCTTCACTGTCGTGATAGCTG